GGAAGTTTTATTACAGTCGCGCTCTCGCGCAGGTCAACTCGGCAAATTTTAATCGCCTTGAGGTACCGGTGCGTGAGTTGTACAGTGAAGACACCTATCGTGATTCCTGGTTTTCGGAAGTCAAGTATGTCAATCTCGGATTGCTCCTCGGGCTGAAACGCTCGGGTGAGAAGGTCGGGAAGGATGCTGTGACGAAGGAACGGGACTCCCTGGGCTCGCGTTGTCGCGAGTTAATTGACAGTGCGCCAAGTTACATGGCGTACGGGCTGCTGAGGAAGTTCATCAGCCACCACGATGCAATATTGAAGAGCATTCGTGTGCCCTGGTTCGCGCCGGAGTCGTGGGGTGGTGTTGGCTTGCCAACAATCCGCTCTCCTGACGAGATGGTGCTAAGTGATTTGGATGATCCAAACTCCTTCGTGGTAACGCACCCGAAGTGTGGTATGGACAAATTACATTTACGAGCCGCTGCCCGCATCTTGGAACGCCAAGCTGACTTTAAAGTCCAGAAGGCGCCGGGTGTTGGTACATGGGAGATGCACAAGATCGCGATTTCGCGAGTCCCTGCAGGTTGGGAATTTGGTGAACCTACTGAAGAACAAGAGCGCAATTGGCAGCGCCTCTATGGAACTTTGGTGGTTGATTGCCTGTTCTCCGGTGGAAAACTGCATGGTGATAAGGAAAGTGCGACAAAACGTGCAATGATGGTGTTGCGTGCCAATGAGCGTTCGTGGGGGAAGGCGATTCGATCGCAGAGGCTTCCTCCTCCTCTCTCGGCCCATACGCTCACCGAAGTGACTCTTGGTGTTGACTTTGTGAACTGTGAACTCCTCAGTGGAAATGCTCTGCCATTCATGGCGGATGCAGGAATCATCCCTTTTGGGTTTGATGACTTCCACCCTGAAGATTTGTGGTGACCAATTGTGAGAAAATAAATTTGGACCTTTGACATTATTGAAGATTAGTGATTTGTGAATTAGAAGTGGGTGCAAGACCATGGACAATTCGCGGGTTGCGATGTTAGCTGTGTGACCTCAGCAAAAGGCGTAAG